ATGCAGTCGCCGTTCGCGTTGTAGTTCGCAGCGACTCCGATAGAGCTCCCGCCGTCGGAAAGGATCACCCCGCCGCCGTAAACGTGCAGCGCGGTCGCACTGTTGGACGTTCCGGAGGGGATGGAGATGGAATAGTCAACCCCGTTGATCGTCGCCTTCCCAGCAACGGGATCCACATCGATCTCGTAAGTTATCGAGTCGGAAGGCGTGCCCAGGGAGATCGCGGTAGACCCGTAAACAAAGTAGACCGGCCCGAAGCTGGGCCATGCGGCGGCGGTGCTCGCTCTGCTGACGTCCATATACATGCCATAGCTGTACTTGGAGACGGACGATGCCGCACCAGAAAGCGCGTGGCATCCCAGCAGGCTCAGCCGCAGCGATGTTGCGCTGGTTGCTCCCGAATCAGTCCGAAGCGATCCGAGGAACCCATGCAGCGTGAACTTGGCGTGCATCTTTGAGGACATCGTCGCGGTCCAAAACGGACGGGTGCCGGTCGTGGACGTTTTGTTCTGGTTGTAGTACTTGCCAAGGCCGACCCCCCGCATGTTGCTGTAGGCGCTTGTGCCTACAACCTCGCGGGTGCACTTTGTGTAAAAACCCTTATAGGGCATCAGCCCGTTCGTCCCGAGGATCTGTTCTGCGACGGTATGGAACGCGACACCGGAATACATCCCGCCGTAGAAAGTCTCATAAGAGAGAATCCCCGCCGCGGAGGTGGTGAATAGTTTGTACTTCTCGCGCCCGGTCCTGGTGACTTTCGTCAGGAAGAACTTCCCGATCAGCTCGGACTCGGAGCAGTAGTAGACCGCCATCGCCCAGGGGGTGTTCCGGAGGTTATGATCCGCATCGTCATAGAAGACCTCGACCTCCATGACGTCGGTGCTGAGCTCCTCGCCGACGAGGTCGACCTCGGTCTCCATGTTGATGTCGCTGATCTCCTCATCGGTGAAGGTGAACAGAGGATGAACCATCGACCCGACGTAGATTATATTAGCCATAGGCTCTCCGTTCTCAGGTCTTGATCAGCGCGACGCCGCGCTCTTTGCTGACCGCCTGCAGATCTCTGTATGTCGCGCGGTAGAACTCCCTGCCGTTGATCTCGACCGTCACGGTGCCGCCCCTATTCTGCGTCTGGCTGCCCATGGCGGAGATCATGGCCTGGTAAACCGCGTCATGGATCCCTTCGATCAGATCGACGCTGCCAAGCCCGGCGGCACCTCCGGTCATCTGGGCAGCGAGTTCGCTCGCCACCTGGGTGATCCAGCCGGTATTGCGCTCGAGAGGTACCACGGCCTCCTTGCCGGCCTCGCCGACGCCGATCAGGCTCGCCTTGTCGAAAACACCGCCTCGAGCGTACCAGCTCACCCGCATGTCCGGAAGGTACGCGGGGAGCCCCAGGGCGTTCAGGATGCTCGCCATCCATCCGTCCGCCGGCTTGGTCGTCCAGGTCAGATGTGGAGTCTTCAGGTGAGGCAGCTGCCAGCTGAAGTTCATAAGGTTGCGGATCTTTGTGACGACCCTCTCCACGGCAGCCCGGACCGCCTCGAATTTCTGGACGACTCCCTCCCTCAGCTTTTCAACACCGCCCAGGAAGTTTTCCTTTATTTCCTTCATGCGGTCTTTGATGTTCGTTGAGACCACCTGAAGACTGTCGATGATTCCGGCTTTCATGTCAGACAGGTCCTGTAGGACCCTCGTCTTGAGCCGGGCAGCTGCGGCGGCGAGATCATCCCAGTACTTGATCAGCAGGACCACCGCGGCGATGATAGCGGCGAGGATTGCTATGGTGGCCCCGATGGGCGTGCTCAGGGCGGCGATAGCCGCACCGGCAGCCGTCACAATGGTGCCGATCCCGGAGAGGGCACCCGAGAACACTTTCACCGCGGCAGTCACGGCGATGATGGCGACCACGATGGCGCCCAGGATAATCTCCACGGGGCTGAGCGTTTTGAGCCACTCTTTGAAAGAGATCTCGCCGCGGATGAGTTTCCCAAGGTTCCCCAGCTTCTCGGACAGCCACTCGACGACCTTTGCGACAGCCTCCAGGGTCGCCGGCAGGGCCTTGTTTATGGTCCACAAGGCCAGCGGTTTCAGATACTTCTCCCAGACGGCTCCGAGAACGGACCCGACAGTGGAGGCGAAGTTGCTAATAGCGTCTTTCAGCGTTCCCCAGGCTTCCTTGAGCCGGCCGAAGTCGATCCGCGACTTAAAGTCTTCCCAGACCGTCTTCAGCTTCTCCAGCTTCTGCTGCAGCCAGCCGATGCTGTCGCCGGCCGCGCTTGCAGCGCTCTTCGTCTCACGGATTGCGGACCCGCCTGCAGCGCCGACCCCGGAAGATCCGGAGCTGCTCCCGCTGCTGGAAGAAGATGCCTGGTCGCTGAGTATGTTCAGCGTGTCAAAGCTAAGCGTTTTAAGCGCTTTCTTCTGTTCTTTAACGGCCTTTGTGCCTTTATTCGTGGAAGCGGTCAGGTCATCCATGGCACCGGCCGCGTCGGACACTTCGCCGCCAATCCCGGCCCACTCCCACTCCTTGCCGGCGATAGATCCGCCGAAGACGTTGGCGATCGACTGAGCCACCTTGTTGGCTATGGAGGCGATCCCGGAGAGCACACGGCCGACGGTGTTCAGGACCGGGAGGAATACGGTGCTGATGGTGCGGACCGCCTGCCCGAACTGTTCCTTGATATCCCCGAGCGCGTTGCTCAGCTGCTGCATCCGGCCAGTGGGTGTGGCTGCCAGGGCAGCGTTCATGCCACCGACCCGGGCACCGACGACCTCCGTGAGCAGCGCGGCCTTCTGCGCCTCTGTGCCGTACTGCATGATCTTCTTCTGGGCATCCGTAAACGTGAAACCCATCCGCTGCAGTGCGGTGATCTGACCGTTCATGGCCTTGCCGAGAGCAGTCGCCGCAGAGGCGGCTGTCTCTTCGGTGACGTTGAATCCGCCTGTCTTGACGGCCATATCGTTCATCAGGGGGACAAGGGTCTTCAGTGCGTCAGTGGTTTTAAGGAACCCGGCGAGCTGCTGGGCGCCGGCGAGCTGGGCCTCATCTCCGACGATGCCCAGCTCCTGCTGCGCTGCGGTCAGGTCCAGGATGCTCTGGATCTGCTCGTTCGAAGCGCCCATAGTATTCCGCATGACCGTGGCGAGCTTGGTCTCGCCCTCGACCTGTTTGTCGAATGCCGTGGCCGCGTCTTTCGCTGCGCTGGCGATGGCGTGCAGGCTGAGGGCGACGCCCACGGCGCCCAGGATGCCCTTCAGGCCGCTCGCGGCCTTGGTCATCATATTGCACGAGCGCGAGACGCTCGAAGCCATCCCGCGCATGGATTGAGAGGCCTTGTTGGCCTGCTTGGTGATCGCCGAGAAATCTGCACCGGCGCGCACCATTAGGTTTTTTACGACAGCCATATCAAGCCTCCGTTCCGCCGAAGAGACGGTTCAGCGCCTGAACCTGCGCGAACATCTCCTCATCATTCATCTCTCGCTTTCGGACATCGTCCGGGAAAATGTGCTCATAGGACGGAGCATGCTTCGATCCGAACATTGTCCGGACCAGGGACGCGAGAAGATAGGCTTTCGCCCGATACATCCTCGCGTCCTCCTCCATGGCGTCCGCGTAGGCCTTGACGTACACAGAGAGCTCTCTGGGCGTCATTGACCAGAACTCATTCTGGCGGACACCTATCCGCGCCGCGGTCTCGTAGCTGTCGGTCAGGTATCCTTTTCTGTAGGGTCCGCCGCCTCATCTCCGGCCGGCTCAGCGTCTTCCGAAGGCGTCGGGAAACTGTAGGCCACAGCGTCTCCCACAGCCTGGGCCACGAGCTGCATGGCGTCGAACACCGGCAGCTCGTCGAGCCAGGCGCGGACCTTGTCGCGGGTCAGATCCGGCCGTTTTTCTGCCATCATCAGCCACAGCAGTAGGACCATCATGTCGTACCGTTGAAGGACGTCATCGAAATCCATCAGGTTGCACTTGGCGATGGAGCTGAAGCGCTCCAGGGTCGTGTGGGTAACCTTCAGGAACCAGATCTGTCCGCCAAGCGACGCGGAAGGGATCACTTCGGGCTTCTTAGAAGAATCCACTCGGTACTCCCTTCTCAGGCGGAGGTGGAGGCAGCCAGCACGGGCTGACCGCTCACAAGCAGGGTCGCCTCGAAGGTGACACCGCCCTCCAGTTCGGCACCGGTAACGAACCGGCTGACGCCCGCGGTGAACGTCCAGGTCTTGCCGATCTTGGTCGGGAACACAATCGTGCAGGTGACGGTGTTGCCGCTCTCAAGCAGCGTATAGAGCTCGGTCTGGCCCTGGTCCGAACCGTCCAGGAAGCCGCTGACAGTGACCTCGCCGCCATCCTTGAAGCCGGGCACCTTCTCGCGGTAGCCGCTGGCGTTGTCCAGGGCGGTCAGGTCGACAGTCTCCGCGCTGATCTCGATGCCGTTGATGGTCGTCAGACCGCCCACGGCTTTGCTGTTGACATTCAAAACAGTGCCAACTGCTCTGGATTTGGACATATCAAAACCTCCTTATGTGTCCGACTTGGACACAATTTCAGATGCACCCCGCGCCGGAGTGCTTCAGCTGGTTGATGATCGGGCGCAGGCCGGTGGGAAACGGAGCTTCGTCACCGACCGCGTCCCTGTGGTCGTAGTAGTGCAGCGTCAGCGAGTGGACGGCCAGCGTGTAGAGTGGCGTGGCCACGGAGGGCTCGGGGATCCCGGCGCCCTCCAGGTAGGCCTTGGCGGCCGGCATGAACTCGTGCTCGATCCGGCCGTCCGGGTCCTCGTCGACGTGCATGTAGTCAAGGCAGGCGCGGAGGGCCGCAGCTGCGGCCGCCTCCGCCTGCGCGCTCTCCTGCGCCGTCATGGGTCAGATCAGGCCGTGGTAGCAGCCTTGGGGATCTTGGCCACTACGAAGCCGTCGTCAACCACCACGTTGCCGCCGACCATGGCGTCGCCCAGGATCGTGAACATGCGCTCGATGGACTTCACGCTTTCGTCGATGTGAATCGAGTAGTCGCCGAAAAGCCCGAGCAGGTAGTTCATCGGGTCGCCGTAGATGGCGCACAGCTTGTCCGCGCCGGAGCTGGCCGCCTGATCGGTGCCTTCGATGGCCGTCAGGTGAGGATCCAGCAGGAAGGGCACGATCATTCCGCCGTCGGAAATGGTGCCGCGGTTCGCCTGGCCCTCCTTCGGGGTGACGGCGAACAGCCGGCCCTTCTCGTTGGTGCCGCGGAGGGCGCCCCAGGCTTTCAGGTCGGCCTTGTTGCACATGAGCATGGCGTTGCCGCCGCACTCGTAAGAGTTGCCATAGGCGAAATACAGAGTGTTGAGCAGCTGCTCGTCCACCTTGCCCTTGCCGGTGGCCACGGTGGCGGCCACGGTCTCGATGATGGAGCTGCCGGCCTTGTTGGTGCCGTTGATCATCCCGTAGATGGAGTGCGTGACCTCGCTGTCGCCCAGCAGGATCAGCGCGGCGATCTTGTTGCGCAGGGCGCGGAAGGCCATCTGCTGCACCTTCTGCATGTAGGCAGTGGGGCTCAGCCGGGCGATGTTCTTGTCGACGAAGCTGGTCGTGGTGACCTCATACGGCTTGATCACGCTGATTCCGAACTGAGGATCGCTGGCGGTGCGGGAGGTTCCGGCCGTGCTGGCGGGCGCGCCGACGGCGGGAGAGGGGTCAGCGATGGCATAGGGCTCCTCCCAGCCGGACAGGCCGGACATGTCCTGCACGCGTACCAGGTCGGCAAGGGTGCTCTGGCCCAGGCCGTCGTTGACCTGATCACCGGCTCCGGTGGGCTGGGCGATGGAGCCGGAGAACAGAGTGCCGTCGCCGTCGGAGTTGCGCAGGCCGCGCCGGATCTCGTTGATGCTGAACTTGACCTCGCCGTGATTCCGCAGGGCGTTGGCGCGCTCCTCGGCCATGTCGCGGACCTCAGCCTCGCTGGGCTGGCGCAGGTCGATGACGCGCTCCTGCTCGGTGATCAGGTTCTGCACGCGGGTGATTTCGGCGTTGAGGTTGCCGATCTTCTCCATGGCGGAGTCGTACTCCGTCTGGTTGTTGGCCTCGATGGCGGCCTGCGCGGCATTGAGCGCGGCAGAACGTTCCGCGGCCAGAGCGATGAGCTTTCTCTTCATTTTTTCATCCTCCGATAAAAAAGATTTTTATATCAGCGGCAGGCCGCGTGATATCAGGAATTGTCGGGACCGGAGCCCCGGCTTAAAAGGAACGACAGGGCCACCAGGCCCACGCCTGCGGCGATGATTCCCGCGGGCAGGTAGATCATCCCGGCGCCCGCGGAAACGGCAGCCAGGCCCGCCAGGAACGTCAGGGCGACGATCATTCGGCCTCTCCTCCGTTCCCGCTGTTCGCGCGTTCGCGGCTCAGCTCACGCCAGTCCTGCAGGGGGACATAGTTCAGGCTGGCGTAGTGGTCATCGCCGCCGTCCACGTCCGGCATGTCCTCCAGCTCGCGGATGTCGTTCACACTGAAGGCGCCGCTCTCGCGCATGACGCGGTACCACGCGCCGCGACTCTGGTAGTCACCCCGGAGCTCGTTCATCAAATTGCCGCGGATCCGCAGCCCTTTGGTGATGTCCTGGGGCGTGAGCAGCTTGTAGATCAACTCCTGCTCCCAGATCACGGCGTTCGGGTGGAGAGTGCCTACGACGTACTCGATAGCGTTCTGCTCGTTCGAGCTGTAGGACTGCTTCCCGGCCTGGAGCTTGTACAGAGGGACTCCGAAGAACCGCGCGAGATCTTCCACGCTCAGGGCGCTCTGCTCAACGAACTGCGCGTCCCGGTTGGAGATGCTCAGGGGCTTATAGTCCAGGCCCATGTCCAGCACGGCGATGCGCTGCGCGTTCGCCGGTCCGGCGTGGCGCTTCTCCCACTCCTCGCGGATCCGGTCCTTCTTACTGATCACCCGCTGCGTCCCGTCCTCATTGACGACGGTCACGTTGCCGGCGAGATCCGAGTCGGTGCGCAGGATCCCGGAGGGCTGACCGCCGTTCTGGTAATAGCTCGCGCTGTACTCCTGCGCAGCTTTCCCGGTCCGGATGACTTCCTCGGCGCGCTCCAGGTACCCGATGCCGCGGATGCCGTCCCGGGAAAACGCGGTGACGTGGACCACGTCCATGCGCCCGCAGACGATCGACTCTTGAGTGAACGGGTGGCGCAGGGAGTAGCGGAGCGTGCCGTCGCTCATGATCTCCACATTCCACAGCCCGCGGGGGATCGGAACGATCTCCAGAGGCCGCAGGGACGCCCGGTCCCTCCGGATCCAGGCAACGCCGTTCCCGTTGCTGACGCGCTCCGCCTCCAGCTGCTTGCGCATGGTGAAAGGGGTCTGCCAGGGATTCGGCCGGACCTGGAGCAGCTCGGTGACCTCGTGGTCCACGCGGTTGCGGGCGCTGTCGTAAACGTAGAACGGCATCTTGCCGATCGAGTCCGACAGGATATCGATGCAGCGGCTCACCGTGGAGAGTTTCATGGCCGCGTCCTGATCCGTGCGGACGTAGCTTCCGCTCAGACCCAGAGAGGTGACCGTGGTGGCGTTCTCCGTCTTGGGCGCGTCCCTCGGCGCCCTGCCGGCCGGCCGGCCCAGGGAGGCGAGGCCTCGTTCCAGTCTGTTCATGACTTCACCTCATCCTCTCGAGCTCGATGGCAGCCTGCAGCTTCCAGTTATCAGTAAGGCGCTCAGACGGCGCTGTGGGAATTTCTTCGGTCACGGGGTGCCCCGGGACGGCAAACGCGATCCCGGCGCGGACAGCCTCCTCGTAGCGCTTCAGGAGATCCCGGGGCGGGGCGCTCAGCCCGGCCGCGTTGCTCACCCGGATGCCGCTGCCGATCGGCAGCGCCGCGGCCTGCTCCTCGTCCAGGTCGAGGTACCCGTCGATCAGACCCAGCTCCAGCGCGTCCTGCGCCGGCATATAGGTGCTGTCGTCCACCAGCTGCTCAAGCTTCCGGCGGCTGGTCTTTCCGGCGCACTTGACGGCGTAGCCGTTGATGATCGACGCCTTGACGCTGTCCAGGAAGTTCTGCAGCTGGCGCGCCCCGTCGTTGTTGAGGTACTCCTCCACGTAGGCCGCCGGCTGGTGGATCATGATCTGCGCCACAGGGGAAGCCAGGACAAGATCGCAGCCGCACATGACCGTGGTGGCCGCGCTGGCCGCCATGGCGATGATGTGGGCCTCGGTGCTGGCCCTGCAGGCCTGGAGCAGGCCGTAGATCTCAAACCCCGCCCAGACGTCTCCGCCCGGGCTGTTGATCTCAAGGATCAGGTCCTCGCCCGCGGGAAGATCGCGGATCGCGTCGCGCACGGTCTTCGGGCTGCAGCACTGGATGCCGAAAAACTCATACAGCCAGACCCAGTCGTCGCTCACGATCTCGCCGAACATCTCAATCGTCATTGTTGAAAACCTCCTCCGTCTGATAGTCCAGCCGCACGGTGTACATCCGGCGGAAATAGCCCACTTCGCTCTCGAACAGGTCCGGAGAGGACTGCGTCGCCTCCGCGTCCTCGATCAGGATCTTCCCTTTCGGGCCCGGGTCCGTATCGTCCCGCGGCGTGGCGAAGATCTCGCCGCGCATCTCCCGGATGGCCAGCTTCGTCCTGGCGCACAGCAGCTGCAGGCCGCGGAAAGTGGTGGACACGAGGTGCAGGGTGCCGCTCCAGCTCTGGAGGCCCGTGTCCTCGGTCAGGGCCCGTTCCTCGCCGTCCGAGTCGGGCGAGTAAAAAGCGAACGGCGGCCGCACGTCCTTCTTCGGCTGCAGCACGCTGACCTTGCCCTGCAGTGCCGGTACCGACTGCAGCGTCGCCTCCAGGGCGAACTCCGGGCTCAGCTTTATCAGCTCTGCCATATCTTATCCAGCTCCTTCGTCATGGTCTCAATCATGGCCTTCTTGGCGGGCTCGCTGGCGCTCTCGGCGCCGCCGCGCATAAAGTGTCGGCCTTCGATATACTGCACGCCCCCGCCCTTCGCCCGGGCGAGATAACCGTACTCCATCGATGATGGGTAGTAAGCATAAGGACTGCCGCCTCCCAGAGCGCCGGGGTTATAGATCTGTTTCTGGAAAATGGCATTCGCCTCGGCGCCGCCGCGCATTGTCGTCTCTCTGACCTTTTTCCCGCGCTTGCTGCTCCGCTCGGTCTTCGTGACGATGTTCCGCTTCAACGTTCCGGTCCTGACCGGAGCGACGCCCTTCACGGATCGCTTAACGATCTGCGCGGCCTTCGAGGTTCCCTTGTTCAGGGCTTTCTGCGGGGACTTCCCGGCCCTGTCCAGCATCTGGTATGTCCGGAAAAGATCCTTATACTCGAAAGTGATCGAGAAGCTCATCGCCACACCTCGGCGACTTTGATCTGCTGATAGACCCGGTCGGCGCCCAGATCGATGGGCGGAGACATCGGCCGGTAGATCTTCTCGCCGCAGACGATCCGCATCGCGGTGACGTCCCGGTCCCATGTCCGGCGGCGGATCTTCACGTTGTGGGTGACTTCGTTCTGCTCCTGGCCGGCGGCGTAGAACTCCCGGCTGCTGATCGTCCGGACGGAGGCCCAGGTGGAGAAAACCTCCTCCCAGTTGTCGTCCTCGGCAAACTGAAAGTCGCCGACGATATCAACCTCGCCTATATACCGTTCAAAGTGCACCCGGCGGTCCAGTTCGCCGGCGTCGTCGAATTTTGCCATTCCAGCCCTCCCTGTGTCCAAGTTGGACACATTACATGCTCCAGCTGTCGTCCTCCAGCCGGTCCGACAAGGTCGGATTGTTCCGGCGGATCAGGGCCCGCGCCAGGGCGTCCATCGCGGCCGCCACCGGGTCGATCCGCTGTGTGTCGTCCTTGTGCTTCTTCGAGAGCTTGATATCGCCGTAGTTGTTCACGATCTCCACGGCGTTGGCCAGGCACCAGAGAGCCAGGCCGCTCTCCTCGAGGATGATCTTTCCCTGGAGAAGCAGCTCGCGGAAGCCCTTGGCCGCCAGGTTCTGGCCCGCGCAGGTCTGGGAGATCTCCACGCACCAGTCCTCGTTGTTCATCCGCTCGCAGAGCTTAATGGCCAGGTCGGTGGCGTTGTGCCCGTCGTAGCAGACCTCCAGCACGTTCCAGTGGTGGAGCAGCTGCCCGGCCTCGATCCAGGCGTCGACGTAGCTGTTGTCCGTCACGTCGCCCGGCGTCAGTGTGCACCAGCCCCGCTGGGCCCAGGCCCTGTACTCGATCCGATCGCTGTGCTCGTGCCGGATGGCCGCGCCCTCCGGGAGGAACCCATGCATCCTGATGGCCACACGGCCGTCCGGAAGCAGGAACACGGCCGCCACGCCGGAGAGGTCGATCCGCTTGCCCAGGTCGAATCCGACCCAGCACTCCAGCCCGTCGGTGAGCTCCGCGAACTTCTCCGGAGGGACCATGGCCTTCCGGGCCAGCTCCATGCAGTTCTCGTCGAGGTACCGGTTCTCGGCGCCGGTCTGCCAGTTGTTCATCCGGCGGGTGAGGAACTGGCGGATCTTGGTGGCGTCGTTGCTGCCGTAAGCCGCGGTGTACTCGCTCTCGATCTCGGACATGAGGATCCGGCTGTAATCGTTGTCGACCCGGAAGCAGGGGTTCGGTTTGCACCACTGGCTCTTGTCGTGCGGGTCGGCGCCTTCCGGCAGTTCCCGGATCATTACGAAATACCGGTCGTCCCGGACAAGGCCGTCCAGGATCCGCTTCGCGTAGAGCTCCTCCCTGAAGCAGGGCTTGTTTTCCGCGTCGTCGCCGGCCGTCGTGATGCACTCGAGCAGCGGCTGCCAGCGCTTGCCGAAAGAGTTCAGGCCGATATCGTAGATCGTCGACGTCGGGTGCGCGTGGTATTCGTCAACGACGAAAAGCGTCGGCGCGCCCGAGTCCTTGTTTTTTGTGTCCTTGGAGAGGGCCCGCATCCGGCCGCCCAGCGTGCGGTGCTGCACGGGGTTGGCCTTCGGGATAACCAGCTTCCGCGCGATCTTCGGGCTGGCCGCGGCCATGTCCCGGGCGTCGCCGAAAACCCGCATCGCCTGCCCGCGGTCCACCGCGGCGCACTCCACTTCCGGAGATCTCTCGTACTGTGCCAGCTCCGGCTGGTAGGGCGGGTAGATCGCGTCGGCGCACATGTGATAGAGGCACTGCCCGGACTTCTCGGTACTCTTGAAGTTCCCCCGGGCCCGTTTGTTGTAGGTCCGGTTATATCGGCGGATCCCTGTGTCCTTGTGGACCCAGCCGTAGACGCTGCCCAGGTCGAAGATCTGCCAGTCCTGCAGCCGGATCGGCTGGCCGGCTTCCGGGCCGCGTATCTGGATGCAGAGGCCGTACCACCGGAGGATCCGGTCGGCGCGGGTCGTGTCGAACACATAGGGGAAGTCGGGATCCCCGACGCGCTCCAGATCGTCCAGGTGCCGCTGGCAGGCCGCGATCTCGTAGGGACAGCACATATCATGCAGCCGCCCGCGGGTGACCTGCTTGGCGTACATCGTGACCGGGTGCGTCAGGATCTTGTCCCGGCCGGGCATATCAGGATCTCGGGACCGTGACGGTGAGCTGGCGCTCGGCCAGATACGCGGCCCGGTCCTTGGCGCACCGGATATACTCGCCCACGTTCACCGACCTGTTGAGGACCATGTCGAAGTAGGGCGAGATGCACTGACACAGTTCCGTGTCGGCGATCTCCTGCAGATACGTGCCCTCGCCCGGCTCCAGCAGCTCGCTCCAGCGGTCGGTCGGCGGCGTGTATTTGAACTTCTTCAGGCCCTTATAGATGGCCGCCGTCGGCACATCCGTCAGATCCATCGGCAGCACGAAGCCGTTCACGCCTTCCACCACGCCCATCTCGAACGCGGAGGGGAAGTTCGTAACGATCACCGGCGTGCCCACGCTGAGCGCCTCGCCGACCACGTAGGGCTCGCCCTCGGCGTCGCTCAGCTGCACCATGTAATCGGCGGCCGCCATCAGGTCCACCACGTCCAGCCGGCGCGGCCGCTGGATCACGTATGGGCTCCGGAAGGTCGCGGTGCTGTCGGAATAGACGTCCCAGACGAACGGGATCCCCGCCTTCTCCAGGATGTCCGCGAACTTGTCGATCCGCCTGATGCCCTTCTCGGGCGCCATCCGCGTGGCGCTGATCAGCCGCAGTATCTTCCTGGGCTTGGAAACGATCAGCGGGTTGAAACTGAGCTCGGGCTTCACTCCGGTCAGCTCTTCGTAGGCGTCGCAGACGATCTGGCTGACGCCGATAACCCGCGTGACCTTCGGCAGCTCCGGAGGGCGGAGCCCCATCGCCTTGTAATCGCCGTGCACCACGAGGAAATACTCCTTCGCGTCGACGTGGTCGATGATGTTGGCGTCATAGCAGAAAAAGGCCTTCTCGCACTCGAACCGCTGGCCGGTGTACCGCACGCAGCGGACCACTTGCTCCAGCCTCCGAAGCTGCTGCTCGTCGGTCCTGGTGTAGACCACCACGATGTCGTGATCGGCGCCGTACTTCTTGCCGATGGACCACAGCCAGGTCTCGATGCCGCCGATCGGCATGAGGACTGAGTAGTAGAACAGGTTTTTATACACAAGGATCGCTCCCGTCATAAGATATCGGCGTCGGGCGACAGCCCGAACAGCCTGCCGGAGCTCTGCAGCTCCCGGAAGAATCGGTCCTGGATCTGGGACCACGCCGCCGCCTCGGATGTGCTGCCGGTGCGCAGCGCGCGCAAAACGTGCTGGACCGCCCGCAGGTATTCCTGCTCGGCGATGATGTACCTCGCAAACGAATCGACCGAGCTCTTAACGAGGGTCCCTCGCCTGACGCACTCCGGAGCCAGCTCGTACCACCTCCGGACCAGGTTCTGATCCAGATAGGCCGGAGGGTCGGGAACTACCCCCCCCCCCCCCCTGCTCGAA